AGTTTAAATTATGATTCAACAATGGCTAGAGGTGCTGATACTTATGAGATTCCTATAGTAGTATATATTTCAAGAATAGATGCAGAAACTGCACAAGATGGAGTAGATGCTTACTTGGCTTCATCAGGAGCAACTTCTGTTAAAGCAGCAATAGAAAGTGATCCTACTTTGGGAGGTGCAGCTATGTCTGTTAGAGTAATAAGTGCAACAGATTATGGAGAATATGAAGTAACACAGGGAACTAGCTTTCTTGGTGTAACATTCAATATAGAGGTAATAGCATAATGAAAGTAAAAATTTTAGTAGGTAGTGATTTTTCACTAGATAAAAAAGATAAAAGGGTAGAGGCAGGAGAAGTTCTTGATTTACCAGATAAAATAGCTAAAGCATTGATTAAGAATAATGCAGCAGAAAAGTTTGATAGTAAAATGATGAAAGAGGAAGAAGAATAATGCCAACTTTTAATCATGGAAAAAATGCAGTAGTTTTATTAGATAACACTAATCTTTCAACTACTCTTACAGATGCAGCTTTATCATTAACAGCAGATGTAGCTGAAACATCAACATTCTCATCCTCATCAAAGACTTATATTGCAGGACTTAAAGATGGCACAGTTACTCTTTCAGGTTACTTTGAGAGTACAGATCCTGATGCAGATGCTGAGTTTTTATCTCAGTTAGGAGGATCTGGTGCAGCATTCTCAATTGCACCTATAGGATATACCAGAGGGAATGCTGTATCTTTTGGAAACACAATAGCAACTTCTTATGATAGAAGTGCAGATGTAGGATCAGTTGTTGCAGTAGCAGTAGCATTCCAATTTGATGGAAATGCTTATAATGGTAAGAGCTTACTAGCTCCTACTTCTGTAACAGGTAGCTCTAATGAAGCATCAGTTGATTTTGGAGCTGCAGGAACTAATGGTGGTGCAGGAGTTCTACATTGTACAGTAAGTTCTGGAAGCCCAACATTAGATGTTAAAATACAAACAAGCACAGATGAAGCTGTTTGGAGTGATTATATAACTTTTACTCAAGCAACAGGAACTACTTCTGAGCTTTTAACAAGTGCAACTAATCCTAATCAGTATGCAAGAGCAGTTCTAACTTTTGGTGGAACAGGCTCTATAACTGCTGCTGTAGGTTTTGCACAGGGATAAATTAAGGAAAATAGGAGAAAGATAAATGCCAACATTTACACATGGAAAGAATGCAGCTTTTAAAATAGATGACTCTGGAGGAACATTAAGAGATATTTCTGATGTTTTAACAGATGTTGCTGTTTCAAGAACTGCAGATGTAGCAGAGGTTTCAGCATTCTCTAATAGTTCTAAAGCTTATGTAGCAGGACTAAAGGATGCAACAATAACAATCTCTGGATCTTTTGATGCAACTGTTGATGGTTACTTATCTGGAATACTTGGTGTTGAGGGATCTTTTGAGTTCTATCCAATTGGAACTACAGGAGGAAATCCTAAGGCTTTAGGAGAATGTATCATGACTTCTTATGATAGAACTCCTGATGTAGGTGGAGCTGTTAGCTTCACAGCAGCTTTTCAAGTTTCTGGAGATGTAACTGAAACAACTGCTTAGAATATAAGTAGTTAAAACAGGAGGCATTAATGAAAAGACTTAGCTTAGATGATATATCTAATGCTCCATCTTTACCAGAAAAAGAAATTGAGATACCTGAATGGGATGCAACAGTATTAGTTACAGGTTTAACTAAAGCTGATGCAGTAGAAATCAATGAACTATCTGAAAAAGATGGAGTTAGAGATGAAGTTCTTTTTGAGAAACATTTACTTCTTAAAGGATTAAAAGAGCCACAATTTGATGATTTAGATCAAGTTGAGGAGTTTTACAGTAAAGCTACACCATCAATAGTAGATAAAGTGCTTATAGGCATCTATAGGTGTATGGCTTGGACTAAGGAGGATCAGGCTTCAATAGCCTCTGAGTTTCCAGAATAATACAGAGTTGGCTTTTGAATTTAGACTAGCTTTAGATTTAGGCATGACAGTTGATGCTCTGAGAAAATCTATGAGTATGCAAGAATTTGAGTCTTGGAAGTTATACTACATAGATAGAAACAAAAAAGAGCAGAAAGCTATCACAGAGGCTAATGCTAAAGCTAAATTGAGGAGATAATGGCAAGAACAACTCTTGAAATGTTTATAAAAGTTCTTGGTGCTAATAAAGCAGCAAAAGAATTAGATAATGTTTCAGATAGTGCAGAAAAAACACATAATCAAGTTAATAAAAATACTAAAGAAAATGCAAAATTTGCTGCAGGTATGTCAAGCCTTACTAAAGGAGCTATTGCAGGTGCAGCTTTATTTGCAGGAAAACAATTATTAGCTTTTGCTAGATCCTCAATTACTGCTGCTAGTTCTGCTCAAGAAGCTGCAGGAGCTTTTGGAACTACTTTTGGAGGAGCAGCAGAACAACTTGGAGAACAATTATCAAAAAATGCTAATCTTTTTGGATTAACTACTTCTGAAGCTAAACAGTTAATTGGTGTATTTGGTGCTGTTGCACAGGGTTTAGGTTTTACTCAAGATGAATCAGCAGGATTATCTGCTAGATTATTTGAACTATCTGGAGATATAGCATCTTTTAATAATATTTCTGCAGGTGCAGAGCCTGTTCTTAGAGCATTCCAATCAGCTATTGTTGGAGAAAGAGAAGCTCTTAAGACTTATGGTATAGCTATATCAGAAGCTGAAGTACAAACTAAGGCTTTTGAGATGACAGGAAAAACTTCTGCTGATGCACTAACAAGACAAGAAAAAGCATTAGCAACTACTGAATTATTATTTTCTAAAGCATCAGTTCAAATAGGTAATGCTCAAAGAGAAGCAGAGGGATTTGCTGCTCAGATGTTACAAACAAGAGCTAAGACACAAGAGCTTAGAGAGGAAGTGGGACAAGAGTTACTTCCTGCTGCAGGAGAGTTAATAGGTGTATTTAATAACTTTGTTGATAATGTTTCTCCTGCTGTGGTTACAGGATTTGGATTAATTAATGATGCAATAGTAGCTACAGTAGATGCTAGTCAAAAAGGAACTTCAGCATTAGAAAAATATTTTAGAATATTTATCTTAGGACAAGCTGCTCTATATGGTAATGAGGAAGCTGTTGATGAATTCAACAAAGCATTAGATGAAAATAGAAAGATAACTAATCAGAACTCAGCTCAAGTAATTAGTTCTACAGGTGTATCTATGGAGTTTATGGATGTAGTTGCAGGATTAAATAAACTTTATGCAGAGAATAATGAGAATTTACAAAAGAATAGATCACAAATTCTTATAAATACAACACAAACTAAAAAATATGGGGATGAGATAGATAACAGATTTAATCCTATATTTGGAGAACAAAACTCATTAATTTTAACAAATATTCAACTAGAAACAGATAGAAAGAAATTATTAGATCTAATAACTAATGCTAATGCAGGTGTTGCACAAGCAACAGCACAAAGAAATCAAGCTGCTAAAGAACTAAATGAGCTACAGATTCAAGAAAATGTTAGAGATGCAGAAGCAGCTATAAGAAAAGCAGAACTACAAACACAAATAGCATTACTTAATGATGCAAAAGCCAATGGTAAAGATGTTACTTTAGATCTTGCATTAGCTGAGGCAGAACTTGCAGAAGCAGAGTTTGAACTAGCTAATGATTCAGATAGATTAACACTTGCTAGAGAGAGATTAGATATAGCTGAACAAAACTTGCAAAGAGCTGTAGAAAATCAAGAAAAAGCAATACAAAAAAGAAATGATGAATTAGTAAGATCTATTGATTTAACTAACCAACAAACAAATGCAAATAAAAATTTAGCAAATACAATAACAGGATTAGCAGGAACTGATTTTGGTAGATTAGTTTCACAGGGTTTTGTATCACTAGGAGCAACTCCTGCTGAGGGTGTAGATACTCCTGCTGATACTTTAGCAAATCAATCAGCAGTAAGTGAAGCTCAAAGAGGTGGTGGAGAAACAACAGTTATTATTCCTGTAACTATTGGAGATGAAAAGATTGATGAAGTAATCCAGAAAGTAAATATTAGAACACAAACACAGGGCAAGACTTTTGCTATAAGATAATGAGTGTTCCTTTTGATTCTAATGTTAATTTAATTTGTGAAATAGCTTTTGACAGTAATCCACTTGATAACACACAATCTTGGACAGATGTATCAGCTTATTTAAGAAGTTTTGATACTTCTAGAGGTAGAATTAGCCAATTAGCAGAGTTCCAGACAGGAACAGCTACAGTTACTTTAGATAACAGAGATAATAGATTTTCTCCTAATCAAACAACTTATTATTATGATGCAACTAATGGCAGAACTAAAATACAACCTCTTAAAA